CCAAAGGTATGCGGCAAGTAGTCACTGAAGAGACTTTTGGTCCATATTCTGGTGTTTTTGCTAATTTTATTAAAGCCAGAATAAAACAAAAATCAGTTCCATTTACCATTGCATTTGAAGAGGCAACTCTTACGACTGGTCCTAATGCTTTTAACATTCACCCTAATGATTTGTTGGGGATAGTAAAACAAGCTGCAACTGACGGTATTTTAGATAAGGAAGGCGGTCCTACAACAAAATATTTGTTAGGCAAATATAATAGTTATGTTTCAGCATATAAAAAGCATGCCCAAAGAGAAGATGAAAAATTTAGAGCTATGGATGCTGCTAGAAATGGAGTAGCAACAGAATCTCAGAGAAAAATAGTACAGGATGAAGTTAGCGTAAATTTAGTAGCTGATGAAAACGGTAGCATTTTTAATCATTCAAATCCTGAAATTGCTGAAAATAATTTTAAGAAAGTGGTTAAGTTTGCTAGAGAATATAAAATGTTGCCAACTGAAGCAGAGCAGTTATTAAAAGCAGGTTTTACTGCTAGCGCAAGCGAAGAATCTTTTGTTACAGCTTTGAATCTTCATAATGAAATACTTGCTCAGTTGCAATCTAGTATTGCTGATAATACTGATACAACAATAGGTCATGCAGGTACTATAGCTAAACATATACTTCATCAAAGTGGTATTGATTCACTTGATGTGTGGACTGCAACTCAACTTGGCTATGAAGAATACAAAAAACATAAAGCCAATATGGTTACCAGTCTTAAATCAAATAGAACTGACGCTAATCTTTCTAATTTAGGTAATGTATTAAACGATACACGTTCCGAATGGCTTGATGCGTACTCTCAGTATAATGTTTTGGGTATGCTAGGACATTGGGTTTTTGGTGGAGATGGAGATAAGTTAGATGAAATCCATCATGGTATTGATGCTATAGAAAAGAATCAGTTGTCTGGGGATTTATCTCTAAGTGACGCAATGATAAAGAATGAAAAACTTTCCATGCTTTTTGAAGATATGGTGAGAAATAAACTAAATGCTTATAACATGGATGAATCTGAAGAAAATGTTATAAATGCAGCGCAATCTGTTATGCACGAACTAAGCAATAAATTAGGCTTAGATGTTGATTCTGATGGCAATGTTGAGTTAGTTCTGAATCCCTGGTTTGGTAAAGTAGCTGCATCTATACCTCCGGCTGCTCAAGACGCTTTAGTAGGTGGTGTAAAGGGTGCTTATTTTAGAGAGGTTGAAAGGCATGTTCTTAATCCTCTAAATCCTATAGATGATCGTATAAGAGAAGCAATTAAAAATGAAGATGGTAAATTTCAGGTAATTTCAAAAGATGATAGATTTGGTGAAGGACAGACTATACTTTGGGTTGATAACGATGGGCAAAGAACTCTTGTTTTAGAAAATTTTATCTATAACTATGAGTTATCAATGGACAATGCAATGATGCGTGCTGCTATGAATAGATTGCAAAACACATCATTAAAATACTTTGTTGAATATGTTTCATCTGTACAGCCAAAGGTTTTAAAATCTTTTCAAGAGTCAATATTGGCTGATCTTCGTGAAGATAGTCCCTTTATTGATTCTTCTACCTTTAGTGGTGTTG